GCCGTTTTGCGATGCGGTTGTTTGGTTCTTTACTAGAACGCGATCTCCCGCAACTACCGCGACTCCGTCTATCGTTTGCGTTCCCGAGAGCGTGATATTTGCGGTGGTTGCACATCTGACGCTTTGCTTGTAGGCGGCGCCCGGAATGTTCGCCATCGTAAGCGCCGGAATATCCGCAGCAGAAAGGGTTGTTCCACTAGTCGCTCGACCCTTCGCATCGACTGTGATCTTTGTATACGTTCCCGCTGTGACTCCGCTGTTTGCGAGAGTCGCGGTTCCCGTGACGTTGGCCGAGCCGTTAAATGATGAACTTGTCCACGTTACGTCGCCGGTCATCCCGATGGTTCGGCCGGTGGTTAGCGTCGCCGCGCTTCCCGTCGTGTTTTGATTAAACGTCGGCCATGTTTGCCCACCCGCAAACGTGATCGCTCCTGTCATTGTGCCGCCCGCGAGCGGTAAATAACTGGTTGCGTTGGAGAGCGGGGTGTAGCCGAGAGCGGTCGTTACTTGCGACGACGTGATGGTGCCGGTGTAGGTCGGCAGATCAGCCGAGGCAAGAGAGGCGCCTGTTGTGACTCGACCTTTTGCATCGACGGTGACCTTCGTATACGTCCCGGCGGTCACCCCAGAGTTCGCAAGCGTAGCCGTTCCTGTGACATTGCCAGACCCGTTGAACGATGCGCTCGTCCACGTCACATCGCCAGTCATGCCGATGGTGCGACCCGTCGCAAGTGTCGTCGCGGTTGCAGAGTTGCCGGTGATGCTTCCGACGAGACTGCTGTCCGAAATCGTCGAGCTGATCGACTGGTAGCCCGTAAGACTGGTAACGATCGCGACAGTCCATCCAGAGCAATATGCGTCGCTGCTTCCGGAGTGAGAGAACATCGCGCGAACGATGGAGATGTGCGGGTAGCTCCAAGTCGTCCCAACGTCTCCAAGTATTAGGCACGGTTTGCCGTCTGGCGTGTACGCCCACCGCGTCTGTATGTCGACCGTTCCAAAGCTAATCTTGCGAACGTCTGCCCATGCCGTCGTCGCGCCGAGGTAGCTGTAACCCTGCACGGTCATGCGGAAGATGTTCTGACTGTATAACATCCCCTGCACCTCGAGCTGGTGCATCGTGTTATAGACCGCGCTCGGCGCAATAAAAACGATCGCGCCGACCTGTGCAGACGAGTCGCTCTTATATTCAGCGAGCCCGTAGACCGTGCGCCCGCTTGTGCTTGTGCTGCCGCTGTTTGGCGTCGTGAAGACGGTGTTCGATCCGTCGATCTTGTGGCTGAAGCCCGAATAGATCCCGGTTAGTCGCGCATCTGGAACCGTCCCGGCGGACAGGTTGCTTGCGTTCAATCCCGTCACGGGGATCGTGATGTTTGCCGAGCCATTGAACGAGGTCGCAGTTCCGGTTGCTGCGCCAGAGAGCGCGATCGTGCGAGCGGTCGCAAGCGTCGTCGCTGTTGCCGCGTTGCCAGTAATTGACGACGAGCTTGTGATGTATCCGCTCGGGTTCGTCGAGTTGTATGGAGTAAAACCGAGAGCCGTCGTCACGTTCGTTGACGTTAGCTCGCCGCGGATCGTCGCGGAGCTTTTGTTCTCGACGCTCCCGAGACCGACGTCGCTCGAGGTGAGCGTGACCGCACCTGTGCGACCGGCGACGGAGGTCACCGCATCGGAGAACGAGAAGACGCCCGTCGACGAATTGTAGGACAGCGAGCCCGACGCGGAGACCGATGCGCGAGCTCGAGCCTGGGTGAAGTAGAGATTCGTCGATCCTTCAGCGAGCGAGTCCGTCGAACCTGGAGACGCGCTGATCTCGATGTAGGCCGAGCCGGTCCATCGATAGGTTTTGTTCGTGTCGATCGTGACGTAGATCTTGCCGGTCTCGCCCGTACCAGGGAGCGACGCAAAGTTCGCGACCTCGACAACATCGTCCACATAGGACGGAAGCTGTGCGGACGGAACCTTCCCCGCCGCATCGAGGGAGGCGTAGCCATTAGCGACGCCCTTGTTCGATGCGACCTCCTTCTGCCCGAGCTCGGTATTGAGCCCCGTGAAGTTGTCGTCGACCTCCTGGTGAGTAAGAGCTGCGCCCTTACCAGACCGAGTCGTGATCGTTGCCACGGTTCGATTATTCCTCGGAAATCGTAAGGGTGCCTGCGGCAAATTCCGGGATGATTAAGTTCGACACGGCGAGCGACGCGGTGAGCGCGCCCTTGTAGAGGATTTTCCCTGTGCTGCTCGAAGCGGTGCCGACCGCAAAGTGCGTGATCGTGTTCGATCCGCCCGTGCATTGCGGGAACGTGATCGCGGCGGCGTTCGTGACGGAGTTGTTCGTCACGGTCCATCCGCCCGACGTGCGAGCCACGGAGACGCGCGCGTAGCCGGTGTAGCTTGCCTCGCTCGTGTTTTGAGCGCCCGCTTCGCCGGGGTCGGCGGTGTGCAGCGACACGAAGAGCGCGGTGTTTGGCGATGCCGCCGCGTTGTCTGCCAGGTTGGCGATCGCCGTCCCCTGGAAAATCAATTTCATCAGATCGTTCTCGAATGTATTGCCCTTGGACATTTTTTTGGTCTCCTGTTAGATCACGTCGCGAAGTGCCACTCGCGGGAAGCATTCGAGCGCCGTCTCGCGTGTCGCGTTGTAAATGGTCAGCTCGGGATGTCGCTGCGCGGCCTCGTTAAAGGCCGACGCAAAGATCCCGAACGGGGAATCTTTGTTCAGTAGTCCGGGGTGATCCCCGAACCAATGCCGCCGCGCGCCCGACTTTTTCATGTCGAACCCGAGGAGCACGATCGGCGAGCACTCCGCCAGGACCGCTAGGTTCAATGCCTGGAATCCCGAGTTGTCGCCCTGGTGAATGACGCCCTGCTCGAGGGAAAAGCCCTGCTTCGCCCTGCTCTCGATGTAGTGCAGACGCCACCGTCTCGCGGCTCCGGCGTCCTGCGTCACTCGTAAACCTTTGAAGCTCGCCACGCCCTCGTGGAGATCCCACCATTCCGGGTCGGCTGCGTAGAGCACATCCGCCCAGGGTGCGAGCTTGTAGTTGTCGTTGACGACGATCACCGCTGCGCGATCGCGGCAGTAGTCGACGTCCTGCGCGGTAAGACTAGGGCCGCTCGCGACGACGACGCAGGGTCGTCGATGTATCTGCGCGAAACGGTTCCGGCGCACCGCCGAGCGCCTGGTGTTCAGTAGGACCTGGAGCTCCTGCTCGAGCTGCCCATCCATTGAGAAGCGCGACGTCTGCGAGTTCGCCCGTAAGCTCGTCGCCGACCTGGAATTCGCGCGCGTGATATTCGCCGTCCGGGACGCCCCGGAAGGGATGCTTGACGATTATCTTCATATGAAAGACCAGAGCGGGAGGTTGCCCTCCCGCCCTGGTTGGCTCCTGGCTTATTAGGCCGCGGCGATCTTGAGAACCTTGACCGCCTGGTTGTCGGTGACCTTGCCGCCGACACGCTTGCGGAAGATCCACTTCACCTGACCCGGCGAGGTGACCTCGTCAAGCGTCACACGGAGGCCGACCAGGTCGACGATCGTGTAACCGGCACGGAAGTCACCGAAGGCAATCGGGAACGCATTCGCGGCTACGTCGGCCATGTCCTCGTTCTCGACGACCGGGTAACCCAAGAGGGTGCTCGGCATTCCGGCCGCGAGGCCCGGCTGCCACAAATAGTTCCCCTGGGAGTCCTTGAACTTGCGAACCGACGCGAGGACGCCCTTGTTCATCATGAACCGAGCGTTCGCGCGGTAGCCCGCCTTCAGCTTGTGGATCAGGGTGATCAAAGCGTCCGACGGGTTGGAGGCCGCGAAGTCTGAAGCGCCACCCGAGAGAACGAACTGGTGCGAACCGAACGCGAGGGTCGCGTCGTCGTTCGCGCTCTTCGTGGCAACCATCAGGCCGGTCGGCTTGTTGGTTCCGTTGCCCGAGGTGAAGGCGGCGCCTTCAGCCGCGGCGAACGCCACCGACACCGAGTTTGTCAGCCATCCGGCGACATCGACGAAGATGTCGTTCAGCGACTCTTCCGAGGCCTTCGGGTAAGCGTAGAGGGTGCCGAAGGTCGGAGCGACTTCGCCGAGCTGCGGAGTGTTGCTCTCCGAGCGGGCGCCGTTCTCGCCGGCCCATGCCGTACCCGTGCCAAGGGTGTCGACCAGGATCTTGTAGTCCGGGCTCGAGGCGGTCACCACCGAGCACACCTGGCGCATCGGCGAGACGTTCGTCAACTGCGTCACGATGGCGCGCGAGATCTCCTCGGGGACAGCGTAGCCGCCCGCCGCAGAACCACCCGAGCCGGTCGTGTAGACGGCCTTGCGCTCGGCGTCCTGGAGAGCTGCGATCGCCTTCTGGTCGCGCGGGTTGCGGATGTAGTTGACGAAGGCGCTCTTGTGCTCGCTGTCCTTCTGACCTTCGCCCGCGCCCAGGACCGTCATGCGGCCGAGCTTCACGTTCACTTCCTCGAGCGACTTCTGCACCTCGGCGAACCGAGCGTCAGCCTTCGCCTCGAGCTCCTTGCGCTCGCCTTCCGAGCGGCTCTTGAACTCGTCGAGCGCGACGCGCTCGTCGTGTACGACCTTTGCGAGCGCATCGACGGCGCTCTTCACTTCGATTGACATGATCAATACCTCAAAAAATTAAAGGATGGAAAGGTTCTGCTCACTTGCGCGTGAGCTGCTCGACCGCTCGCTTGATGTGATCGGCGAGCTCGTTCTCTGCGATGTCATCCGGATCTGCGTCACGCAGATCTGAATCACCGAAGCCATGCGCGGTAATTTGCTTGGCCTCTTTGCGAGAGAATCCGGCGTCACGCAGGAACCTCTCGAAATCTTTGGGGGAGCTGATGTCGCTCGCCTTGACGCCCGTGATGCGCGCCTCGGAGTTAGCCGGGAACGTAACCGGCGACACCTCCCAGAGCTGCACATCCGTTAGGACGCGCGAGTCGTTCTCGCGGTCGACCTGGTAGCTGCGCGTCGTGTAACCGATCGAGAGCCCGGTCAGAGCGCCGAGCTTGATCAGCTCGCGCGCCTCTTTGCCGCGCTGCGTGTCGGCGAGCTTGCCCTTCACGAAGAGACCGCGATCGTCCTCGCGCATCTCCGTCCAGACACCGATCGGCTCTTCCTGGTTGTGCTGCCAGAGCATCGCGGGCATCCGGCCGGAGGCCTTCGCCTCCTCGAGCGACTTCGCGAACGCGCCAGGCGCGACGATGTCGCTGTAGCTGTCGAGGTTTCCGAAGACGGAGCCGTAGCCCTCAATGATTCCCGAGTCGTCGACCGCCTTGATCTCGGCGGCGACGTTGAAGCGTTTCGTTTCCATGTGTGTCCTCATGCCGCGCCAGGAGGCGCGACGTCGTTGTTCGGCGGCATTCCTGCCGCGGTCATGTTGAGCGGTTGCAGATACACATCGCCCTCGTCGATCGGGTTCAGATCCTCGAGACGACGGACGTCGTTCACCGATAACCATCCCCAATTCCGCCCGATTGCATAGGCGTCGTAGCGCGACTTCAGATCGCCGCGCAGGAGCGCCTCCGGTGAGAGCTTCGGGAAGTAGGTCGCCGGAGCGGTCACGAGATCTCGAGAGATCGACTGCTCCCATCGAGCCATCCAGGGACCGATGCAATGCGCGATGAACTCGAGCGACTGGTGCTCGATGTTTGAGAACGTCGCCCTCGAGAGATCGCCGATCAGGTGCGGCGGAACGCGGAAAAGTCCCGCGATCTCCGAGCGCTGATATTCGCGCGTCTGTAGGAACTGCGAGTCGTCGTTCGAGAGCGAGAGCCGCTCGATCGACATCCCCTCCTCGAGGAGCGCGGTCCGGCGAGCGTTACCGCTCCCGGCGTAGGCGGAGTTCCAGGTCTCCTTCAGTCGTCCTGCGGCCTCGGCGGAGAGCTTGGCGGGATGCTTCAGCACCACACCAGGCGTCGCGTCGTTTCGATAGAACCGGCCCGCGTACTCTTGCGTCGCATAAGCGACACCGATCGAGTCGCGGCCTGATTCGATCACACCGACAGGCTGCACTCCGTCGCTCGTCCGGTAGCGGAGCGTGAAGACTTCGTCGGCTTGCAGGGTGATCGTGTCGCCCTGCTCTCTGCGTAGCTCGTAGACGAGCTGCATATCCGGGAGCTGCTTAATAGTTACGCGATCCGGGTGTAGCGGAATCAGCTCGTCTACGATGTTTGAGGCGCGTGAGCGCCAGTTGATATACGCGAACCCGGCGCCGCGAAGGAGCGCGTGTTCGGTCAACATTTCGCGAAACTCTTGCGAGGTCTGCCAGGAGTTCGGTCGATCGTGCAGAAGGATCTGGAGCGGATGCTCGGCGGCGCGTTCACGCCCACCGTCGGCCCGCTTGCGGTACATATTGAGCGGCATCGAGCCAATCGTCTCGGCGATCACGCGGACGCAGGCGTAGACGGCCGCGACGCGCATCGCGGTCTGCTCGTTGACGTGCACACCCGAGGCGGAACTCGTGCCCTCGAGGCGCATGATCAGACGATCGAGCGCGGTCTGGCCTGCGCTCTTTCGTCGCATGATTCGGTCAATCCAGGACACGGAAACCTCGTTAGATGGTCAGGATGCCGCGCTCTTCGTAGACACTTGGTCCGTCGAGCTTCGGTGCGGCCTTCGCGAAGGCGCCGATCGCCATCGCGAGCGCGACCATGCCGTCAATGCGGCCGGTCGCTTTTGCTTTGTCCAGTTTGCGATTCCCGGCGGCGTCTCGAGTTGCGACTGCGTTCGCAGCGTTCCAGGTCAGGACGGGATGCCCGCCGTGACAGATCCGCTCCGCCATCAGTTCGCCCTCGAGCGCATCGAGCGCCGGAGCCATGTCGCGGAAACCTTGCCCGAACTCCACCAGGGGGAGCTCGCGACCGAGCCGCGACAACTCGGTCTTGAACACATCCATCCGCCACCGATCGAAGGCGATCGCGGCGACGTCGTAGTCGTCGCAGAGCTGACAGAGTTCCTCGGCGACGGTCGCGTAATCGACGGAGGCGCCCGGAGTCGCCACCAGGGAGCCTCGATCACGCCAGACGTCATACGGTGCACGATCCCTCGAGGCCCGGTCAGAGAGCCCCAGGCTCGGCGCGTAGAAAAACGGTCGAACGTGAAACAATCCTTCGCGATCTCGAGCGACGGCAATCATCGCCGTCAGGTCGTTACGCGCCGACAAGTCGAGCCCGATATAGACCGGGTTCTCGTAGAACGCGCTCTCGTCCGGCTCGCGGGAATTCCGCAGCCATATCGCTCGAGGCACGAACGGCGAGGTCTGGTCGACTCGTTGGTTCAACACCAGGTTCCGATAGCTGCTCTCGCGCGACGGCATTCGCTTCGCCGCTGCGGCCTGCTCTCGGACCTCCGTCGGGTTGAGGAAGTCGCCGAAGGCGGGATTCGCCGCCCTCATCGCTTCGTCGGAGAACGGGTCCATCGACTCGTCTGCCGAGAACATGAAAATCTTCGTCTTCGGATCGGCGCCGGTTTTCGCGTCGTCGATCAGCACCGACAGAAGGTCTGCGTCGGTCGGCGCCTGCGTCGAGATCACAATCGAGAGCGGCTCCGCCTGGGCGCCGCTCGCAGTCTCGAGCGCTTCGTACAATTCGCTCCGCGGCCCCTTCACCTGGCCGAGCTCGTCGTGCACCGTGAAGACCGGCGAGAGACCGTAGGCGGTCGAGGCCTCCGCCGAGAGCGCCCGGTACAGAGTCCCGAGCTCCTGGCAGTAGAGCTGCTTCGCCGTGTCTCTGATCGCGACGACCGCATTCAGATCCGGAGACATCCGGACGATCTTCGCGGCGAGCGCGAAAAGGATCGCCGCCTGGTCGCGACTCTGCGCTGCCGAGAAGAGCTGCGAGTTCGCTCGAGCTTCCGGTCCGCAGAGGTGCAGTAGTAGCAGGAACGCGGAGAGCGAGGTCTTCCCGTTCTTGCGCCCATACGAAACGATCGCTCGTCTCGTCGGGGAATCGTAGATCCCTCGAATGATCTGTTTCTGGAACTCACGCAGAGCGACAGGTCGCCCGACGTGCGCGCCTTCCGGCACCCGACAGGTCGCCTCGATCCAGGCGATGTTCCGGTCGCCCCTGGTTAGGTTCCGAACTCCCAGGGTTTCTTCGGAGCCGCGCGATCGCTTGCGGTTGCTGCCGCTCGAGCGCCGTATCGACTCTGTTGCGTGAGCCGCATTTTCGTCGCCAGGCTTGCGAGTTGTCCGCCGATCTTCGTCTGTAGGTTGATCAGGCGGTCGTAGTCGTCGAGACATTCCGGGCTCACCTCGCGCAGCTTGCGCGCGACGCGCCGGGATTCCGCCGCCATCGAGCAGTAGTGCTCGAGGAGCGGGAGGTTGTCGGGACCGAACCAGTCCGCAGGCTTCGAGGAAACGATCTCGCGCCAGATCGCGCTCTCGTCGTCTCCCAGGCGATCAGGAGGGGGGACCCTTTCATGGGGTGCCACCCGAACCACCGAGAGGCCCTCCGCCGATTTCCGGCCGCGTTGTAGCATTCCTGGAATCCTTGCCGATTAGCACAGAACAGG